AATGGAAGCTGGTCTTGGTCCTAAGATTAGAGAGATGATGGCTGAAGCTGAGAATGAAAGAATGCATCTCATGATTTTTATTGATATAGCAAAACCAACTTGGTTTGAAAGATGGTTAGTACTATTTGCACAAGGTATCTTTCTTGTATTTTACTTTTTCTTATTTGTATTCTTTCCAAAGACAGCACACCGTATGATACATTACTTTGAGAGAGAAGCTGTTGTATCATACACTCACTACTTACACATGGTAGATTCTGGACAAACTGAAAATATTCCAGCAACAAAACTCGCAAAACAGTACTATAATTTAAAAGATGATGCAACACTCAGAGATATTATCGTAAAGATAAGAGCTGATGAAGAAAAACATGCAGAAGTAAATTATAGGTATAGTACATGACAAAAAGCGGTTATCTCGCATATTTAAAATATTTAGCATTACAAAGACACTTTACAAGTAATTATGATTATCATAAGTTTGCTGGTAAAGTAAAGGCTTCCACAGATGCATATCAAAAAAGAAATGATATGTTCTCATTTGAAAAGATTACAAAGATTATAAATGCCGAAGATATTGAAGACTTCTATGTATCACATTTTATTACAGACCCAAAATGTTGGATAAAGAACATGAATAAGTCCACTTACGAAGAGTGGATTAATAAACTAAGAAGAATGCCACAATTATTTAGAGAAGACTTAGAACATATTAAAGAAGTTGGTCCACCAAAGATGTTGGCAGCTTCACACGATTCAATACCATTAATTCATGATAAAGTGTTAAAAAACGAAATAAATCTTGAATCCGTGGTATTATTAGATAGAATACATCCATATTTGGAGAAGCACGAAAAGATGGTTGATTTACCATTTGTATGGCCAGACTATATAAAGAAAGTAAAGAACTACAAACCATTTTTATTAAACAAATTAGAGTATAAATATTATGAGGATATTGCAAGGGATATTCTTATATCAAGCTAGAATCTTGTTAAACTTATCTGTAACGAAAAATCGAAACGACGAAACGGAGGAAAATTATGTCATTTGATGATTATCTAAAAAATCGCTCAAGCCAATTTGAGCAACTTAAAACATCCCTACAAAAAAATACTGAGAAGAAAAGTTACGATGATGACCGTATCTGGAAAGCTCGTATGGGTAAAGATGGCACTGGTTATGCAGTTGTCAGATTCTTACCTGGTAAGGATTCTTCTAAAACACCTTGGGTGACTATCTACGACCATGGTTTCCAAGGACCTACTGGTAAATGGTACATTGAAAACTCTTTGACTACCATTAACCAAAATGACCCAGTGTCAGAATATAACTCTAAGTTATGGAATTCTGGTATTGAGGAAAATAAAGAAATAGCTCGTAAGCAGAAAAGACGTACATCTTATTATGCAAACGTTCTTGTTCTTAATGACCCACAAGATACTTCTAACGAAGGGAAAGTTAAAATCTTTAAGTTTGGACAAAAAATCTTTGAAAAGATTATGGCGTCTATGCAGCCTGAGTTTGAAGATGAAACTCCTGTAAACCCATTTGATTTGCTTGAAGGTGCAAACTTTAGAATCAAAATCAAAATGGTTGGTGGATATTGGAACTATGACTCTTCATCTTTTGAAAAGCCTGGTGCCATTAGTGAGTCTGAAGACAAGATGAAAGCTATCTTTGAAGCACAACATGATATTCATGATTTAGTTGCTGAAGACAAGTTCAAATCATATGATGAACTTAAAACAAAACTAAATGAAGTGCTTGGTGATACTGAAGTTTCTGCTGCAGTTAGTACATCTACTAAAGAGGTACCTACAGCTGAGACATCTTCAACTGAGTCTAACGATTTTCAAGAGGTCTTTGAATCAAAGACTGAGGAAGTCAAAAAAGATGATGATGAAGATTTAGAAGATTACTTTAAATCTTTAGCTCAGGACTAAATTGTAAGGGAGGGCTTATAAATTGTTATAAGCTCTTCTTTACCTTTCACTTTTATTTTATCCACTTCGATAGAGTCAATATTACTTAATAGACTTTTAGTGTATTGTGAATAGAGTAATGGTACAACATTACCATTCTCATCTTTATAGTTTCTAGTCTGTGCTTCTAGTCTAGCAGCCAAGTTAACAGCATCACCAATAACTGAGTAGTCTAATCTCATTTCACTACCCATATTACCTACAATACATGTACCTGTATTTACTCCACTACCAATATTAATCTCTGGTAAACCTTTTGATTTGAATTCTTTTTTAATCTCTTCAGTCTCTTTTGCGCATTCAATAGCAGTTTTTACTGCCATTTCAGCATGATTGTCACAATCAAGTGGTGCATTCCAAAAAGCCATGATGCAATCTCCCATATATTTGTCTATTGTGCCACCATTCTTTAAAACAATTTTAGTCATTCTATCTAAGTAATCGTTTATTACTTTCACTAATCCTTCAGGGTCATTGTTATTTTTATAGTGTTCAGATATTGGTGTAAATCCTACAATATCCATAAACAAGAAACTCATATCTTTTCTATCACCACCTAGTTTAATTTTATCTGGATTCTTTTGCAATATTGCTACTTGTCTTGGGTCTAAATACTTTTCAAATTGTTTTCTTATCTGTTGTTTTAAATTAAACTCTAATATGAATCTATTGAAGATAGAATGTAAACTTACAAATGTAATCATGATAAGGAACCAACTTACATCATACATTTCTCTTGTCTGATGAAACATATAGTATGTGCCATATATACTCACTATATATGCACCTATAAGACTCATGCCAATAATCCAATAAGGTGCAATTCTTGCTAGTGCTATGAAGCAAGCAGATATCAAGAATGCAACTATAAGTTCTAGAAAATGTAAATCATTTCTTGTAATATTATCACCATCAATAATTGTTTGTATGTTATTTGCTATTATTGTATGAGCATATTGTTCACCTATGGGTGTAGCAATAACATTGTTTAAACCTTCAGCTGTTAATGAAACTATTACAGTTTTACCTTTAACAAGCTCAAAATGCATATCATCATCTACTAATGAGATAGAGTCAAAGGTCTTATTATAATTTAACCATACCCGTGCGTGCATGTCTGTGGGTATGGTCGCGTATCCAGGTACACGCATAGCTACTATACCATTCTCATCAGCTTTTACTTGATATGATGGATCGCCAGTTGCAACTCTTATCATTTCAATTGCCATTGATGGGTATACATCTTCACCTATTCTCATAAGTAATGGTACTCTTCTTACAACACCATCAATTTCAGGTGCAGTATTAATAACACCAACACCATTTGATTTTAATTCAGGTATAGGTCCTAACATTCCAGGCCATTCAAATAAAAATGGTAATGGATCGCCTATCTTTGCAACACCTCTTGGAACCGCATTCTTGTTTATTTGTGTTGTACCTACTTGTGCAATTACAGTACCATATTGTAATGCATCACCAAAGTATTCATCACCACCCATTCTATCTTCTTCAGAAAATAATATTGGAAATAAAATGATACCAGCTTCAGCATCTCTTAACTTTACAATAAGATCTGCATATACACTTCTGTTAAATGGATATTGACCATGTTTTTCAATTGCCTTTTCATCAATCTCTACAATTATAATGTCATCAGATAAAGATTTTTCTTGTGATTGAATAAGAAAGTCAAACGATTTTAAACGTAGTGTTTCTTTTATTGTAGGGTCTTGTAATCCTATATATGTAAGAATAAAGAGTGTGACAAATGCAAATGTCCAATGTGTAAAAAATTTAGTCATTTACAGTCACACTACATCCATTTGAATTCATACATGTTTGATTAAGTGTATATGAATGACTGGAATATCCATTGTTTTGATTCAAATATAAGTTAGTACCATAGTTTCCATCTAATGTTATTGTAGCACTGTGTGTGGAGTTATAACCTAATTGATAAGCAGTCACATTATTATTATCATTATTGATAGTTAAGTTCATTGTTTTTGAACCATCATGACCTTGAAATATTCCAACATTATTATTATCACTGTATATTTTTAAATCTATATTATGTGGACTGTATGCTTGACTTGGTGAACCATTTCTTTGACCCATGTAAATATCATTATTAGAACCTTGTAGATATAATTTTTGATTATGATTACCAGCCTCTTGATGATCAGTAGCATTAAAGTTATTAAAGTTTGTAGTACCCCAACCCATACCCATGTATATGTCATTATTGCTACCATTAATATCTATATGTGCTGTGGAAAATGTACCAGTTGTAATAGATGAACGTTGTCTAATTCTGAGATCATTATTGCTACCTTGTATACTAGCGGTTTGATTATGATAACCACGAATAAGATGATTATCTCCATCTTGATCTATATTTAAAGTGAAGTTATCTCCTGATTGTGATACATATATGTCACTGCCCTTAGCCTGATCTGACCATATAGTGGCTATAATAATAATTATTAAAAAACTAATTACTTTGGTAAATCCTGATTTCATTTCCTTGTCCACCTAATTCATAGTCATATACTTCAAAATCTTCTTGTATAAAACTAATTACATAACCATATTCTTTATCTAATCTTAATTCAAAATATGTTGCTGCACCTTCTCTTGCATATACCCATTCAGGGTCTTCATCTAATATTATGATACCTGTTTCTGGGTCCTTACCTAATTGTACACCATCAATTGCAGCTTCTTCTTGTTTTACAAACTCACTTCTCATTGCCTTAGCAAGTTCTTTGTTTATTTGTGCTAATACATCTACTAAAAAATTCTGTTCTAAAAAATCTATATCTAAACCTGTTGACCATGTATCGTTATCTATTTCTAATTCATCTACTTCTAAATCATTAAATTCTAAAAAGTCTATATCTAATGCATTAGCAACTTCGTTATATTCAGCTCTTTGTTGCTCAGCTACAATCTCTTTAGGCTTTTGTATTATTAATAAATTACCAATCATGTTTTCATCTAAATCTAAAATTACTGGCTTCATTGGTTTTGATTCACCAGTCGTGACTACAGTTGCCTGAAATGCTTGATTCATAATAACAAAACCTGCATCTGTCTCTACTTCAATTTCACCTA